ACCGTTGCTTGGGTTACTTGTATTGTTAAAGTCTTTGCCTTTTTTGTCTACCTCGTGTCTGGAGAAAAAAGAGTACATTCGTTTGACCACGCTGAGAGACATTGAGCGTCCTGCTACGATATCTCTTGCTCTACCCCATCCTACAGGAGTTCCTGCACCAGTGGCTTTACCTTCTTCTTTCCAACGGATAGCACGAGCAGCAGCAGACTTCATTCCAGCAGTTGGAGAATATCCATCAGCCTTATACATTTCTTCCATGTCCATTTCTGGCATACCATCCATTGGTTCTTGAACCTCTACATCAAGTTCTGCAATTTTGTGTGCATCGGACATTAGCATTCCGATTGAGTATGCTGTTGGACACCATTGGTCTTCATCTTCTTCATACTCATAAATTCTAACAGCCATTGCTGGATTTTCTGGCGTGGATTGAATAGCGTATTCTGTTCCTGCAACACCATAAACTCCACCCTCAGTCATAACATGCTCAACAAGACCAACAACTGCACCTTCAGTTGTTAGCCCCATTACATAATCTCCTTCAACGATTGTATCTGCCTTATACATAGAACTAATGGATGTTCCACCACTAGAAACTGCACCAGAACTATCTGAACCATTTCCTGGTTGATTCTTTGGTTTACGAATCTTAACTTTCTTTCCACCACGCATAGATGTTGGTGTCTTCACTCCAACATTTGGGTATGTTGGGTTTGGGGTAGACGATGGATTAACACTGTTAGGACCATCAGCCTTGTCTGCTTCAGCAGCATACAGGGCACGAACCTGTGCTGTTGCATCTGCTTCTGTCTTGTGGCATCCCATTACTTCGCCACCTTCTTTTACTACTGGATACCCTGAGCATCCATTTGAATTTTGTGCTCCTACTGAATAAGGCATTAGTTTTCTATCTCCATTTCCATTTCGTGACTTACACGAATTTGCCAGCAGAATTTCTGCGAGGCTGTTTGACGGTCAGCAAAGAAATTTGCTAATCCGTATTGTTTTGCTTCTGTTGCAACACCACCTGCAATCACCAAGGCTTCTATATGTGCCTCAATTGAAAGATATAGGTCATGCAGCATACCCTGTGGTTCACCAACAATTACTGGTTCTGGAACTGTTGACATGTCAAAGAAATCTGTTAGTCTGTATGGTGCATACTCTTTCAATATGCGAAGCCATTCTGCATAAGTGTCTGTTGCAGCATCATAGTCCTCATAGATTTTCTGAAAAAATTTGTGGTATTGTGAAAAATCATGTCCTTCTACATTCCAATGATATCCGTGTGCTTTAAATTTAAGGGCAACGTTATCTGCCAGTAGCGTTCTTAGTTGTGCTAGTAAGTTTTCCATTGTCTTATTATACCATATCTATTAGGTGGGCAGTTTACTGTCATACCCAGGACTTCCGACTTACTTAATAATAATAGTCTTAGGTTTCTTTTCCTCTGGAACATTGATAACTAAATCAATAGTCAGAATACCATGCTTCAATTCAGCCTTAGCGACTTCAGCGTATTCTGGTAGAGTAAAAGAACGAGTGAACTTACGACCAGCAATGCCCTTATAAACATAGCGGATATCCTCTGGTAGTTCTTTGTCTTCTTTTGTTTCACCAGCAACAGTCAAAACATTCTTATCTGTTGTGATGGTTACATCATCCTTCTCAAATCCTGCTAGAGCGAACTCAAGATACCATTCGTTCTTTTCCTTTGAGTGGATTACGTTGTAGGGTGGGTATGTAGCCCTTGTTGGTTGTGCAAACATCTTATCAAATTCCTGACTAAGTGCTGCGAATGGGTCTGTGTAGATTACCATTTGTATCATCTCCTTTTAAGCGAGTTATTTTGTACCCCCTTTTGGCAGGTACAAGTAAATTATAGCATATATCTGGTATAATGTAAGTATCACATTGTGAACAAACAGACAGGAACACATTGGCTAGAATAGCATTTTTAGGTAATTTTCAGGTAGATTACTCTAGCGAAAATCATCACGCTAAATCATTAGAATCCCTAGGACACGAAGTAATCAGACTTCAAGAAGGTGTTTGGGGAGCAAAAACATCAGACATTTTATTTGAAGCAATGAGGTCAGATTTGTTTGTTTGGGTACATACGCATGGTTGGTCAAATCCAGGAGACTTAGACCTAACAAGACTATTAGAATTATTAAAGGTAGCAAATATTCCAACTATGACCTATCACTTAGACCTTTGGTTTGGATTGCAAAGACAAGTAGATTTAGAAAATGATGGTTTTTATTCTAAGATTGGTCACTTTTTTGCAACAGATAAACTCATGGCTGATTGGTTTAACAAAGAAACCGATGTAATCGGTCACTATCTTCCAGCAGGTGTTTACGATAAAGAGGTTTACGTTCACCCAGATTACGATGCAAGTAACTTTGATTATGATGTTATCTTTGTTGGAAGCAAGGGATATCATCCAGAGTATCCATACAGACCACAACTAATTGAATTTTTAAAATATACTTACGGAAATAGATTCTTACATGTTGGTCCAGATGGTGAAACTGGAACGGTAAGAGGAGATGCTTTAAATAGAATTTATGCTCGCAGCAAGATTGCTATTGGAGATAGTTTAAACATTAATTTTTCATATCCTTATTACAGTAGCGACAGACTATTTGAGTCTACTGGTCGTGGTGGATTTACTATCTACCCAGACATCACAGGTCTTGACCAATTTTTTGAAGACGGTAAAGAGATTGCATTTTACCCACATGGTAATCTAGATAAACTAAAAGAAAAAATTGATTACTATTTAGATAATGATGAAGAGAGAGAACAGATTCGTTTTGCTGGACATCAAAGAACAAAAAATGAACACACCTACGCACATCGCTGGGAAACAATTGTTAACAAGTTAGGCATAGAATGAAAAGTATAGCAATCACTGGTGCTACTGGACTTTTGGGTTCACACCTTTCAAACCATTATTTATCTCTTGGTTGGGATGTGTTTGTTTTATTGAAAGACGAACACAGTCGTACAGAACTTTCTAAGAATGTTAACAAGGTATATGGAAATATCAATAACAAAACAGATGTTGATTTCTTTATAGAAAAGTCAAGACCAGACTATTTTATTCATCTTGCAGCACAAACTCAAGCACATGATTCAATTAAATATCCGTACAATACTTTCTATACAAATGCTGTTGGCACTCTAAACGTGCTTGAATCATTGAGAGAATATAAAGAATGTAAGTCAATCATTGTTGCTTCTAGCGACAAAGCATACGGAGAACTAACTAATGACGAATACTTTGAAGACCATATCCTTAATGGAATATATCCATACGATGCCTCTAAATCTATTACAGACATTATGTGTAACTCATATAGAAATACATACAGTATGCCTATTGTAACTACTCGTGCTTGTAATATTTATGGCACTGGAGATAACAACATTCAAAGACTAATACCTGGAATTTTAAAAGCACATAAAGATAATTTATCATTTACAATAAGAAATAATGGTAGAGATGTTAGAGAATATATAAATGTGAAAGATGTTGTTTCAGCATATGCTAATATACTAACATACGCAGAAACAGTTAATGATGTTGCATCATTTAATATATCATCTGGGGAAAGATATTCCACACTTCAAGTGTTTAATATTGTTAGAGATGCTATTGGCAAAGAAGTCAATTATAAAATGGTTGAAAGTGATGGGTTTGAAATTAAGAAACAATTTATGAACTCATCTTTGCTATACGAAAAAACTGGATGGGAATCAAAGCATACTATGAAAGATAGCATGAAAGAAATAATTAAATTTTATATGGAGGAAAACAAATGACAGAAATGGTTAAAGCCATTCTAAATGGCGAATGGGAAATTACCATTCCAAAGCACAGAGCAGATAGACCAGAATGGTATACTGAAAATGGTTGGGAGAAACTAAGGCTAAAATCCATGCACGACAATCTTGTAGATGGGGATGTTGTGTATTATGTTGGTGCAGAAGAGGGAGAGATGTCTGCCTTGTGTCAAATTTGGGGTGCAGAAGTAGTTTTGTTTGAACCTAACCCAAAAGTTTGGTCACACATGCCAGCAATCTGGGAAGCAAATAATTTAAAAAATCCATTAGCAACTATTCCATGCTTTGCATCTGATGAAAACAATTCACTTATTAGAATATATAGAGATGAATTTCCACCAGAAGCATATCAAAATATTGAAGCGGCACATGGGTTTAAAGAATTATATCTAGAGGGAAGCATGTATGGTCAAGTAAAGATAGATGACTGCGTTTCTTTTTATGGATTAAAGCCACCAACAATTATCACTCTAGATGTAGAGGGAAGCGAATTTAAGGTGTTGCGTGGTGCCGAAGAAGTGTTAAAACAATATAAACCAAAGATTTGGTTATCTGGACATCCAGAGTTTATGTTTCATCAATGGGGTTTGTATCTTAGTGAACTTAGAGGTTGGATTAAACAACTTGGGTATACCGAAACAATTTTAGATTATCAACACGAGGTTCATCTTTATTATGAGTCAAATTAAAGCATACCTATACTCTAAAAGTGATAATTACCCAGACACAAAATCTGATTTTGCATTTTTGCAAGAAGTTTTTAATAGGGCTAACATAGAGACAGTTAGGGTTCAGTCCCTACCAAAGACCGATAAGGCTATTGTTGTTATATGTGGTGGAGATTTTTATACAAAAGAGCATGTGATTGATAATGAGTTAAGTAAAATAGATAGAGTTATGCTTTTTGTTACTTCCAATGAAACTGGACAATTTCAAGATAATCAAATTAGTCACAGAGATATAAAGTTTTGGATGCAATATCCATTTTTAAAACATGAAAAACATAATAAATTTCCTCTTGGTGCACCAGAATTTTTAAAAACAAATCTGCCAGAATATGCAGAAAAAGAATATGATGTCTTTTACTCTGGTCAAATAAATCATAGTAGAAGAAAAGAATTGGCTGAAGTTTTGCCCACTATAGATAACTGTGTATTTAATTTAACAGATGGCTTTATGAAGGGTTATGAGCCAAAAAAGTATTATGAAAAATTCATTAAAGGTAGGATTGCTCCTGCTCCTGCTGGAAACGTAACAATTGATTCATTCAGGTTCTACGAAGCCATAGAGTTGCTTTGTTTGCCCATTGGTGACATTAAAAGTGCCATAGAACAAGACTTTGACTTCTGGGATTTTGTTTTTGATGGTAAAATAGATATAGCAAAGACTAATAATTGGAATGAATTACCACAAATTGTTGATAGTTTATTAAAAGATTATCCACAAAATATGCATTTGCTCGTGTCTTGGTGGATTAAATTTAAAAGAGATTTTGCTATTAAAATAGTCAAGGAATATAATGAACTCTAAAGATGTAACAATAATTATACCAACATCTGTAATACCAAGTCATCCAGATACCAGTATTCTTGAAGAAACCATGGATAGTGTTAGACATTATTTTCCTGACAGCGAAATTATTTTACAAGTAGATGGTCTTAGAGATGAAAGACTTACTTGGAAAGACAGATATGACGAATATAAGAATAGAATTCTTTGGAAGTCATTGCATGAGTGGACAAACGTATTGCCTATTATCTTTACAGAACATAAACATCAAACCACTATGATGAAAGAGACTATTGATTTAGTTAACACTTCTCTTATTCTGTATATTGAATCTGATACCCCTCTCATTAAAAACAAAATTAATATACAAGAATGTTTAGACATGTTAGAGACAGACAACTGCAATACAGTTAGATTCCATCCTATGAAAGAAATTCCAGAAGAGCATGATTATTTGATGTTAGAAAAAGAAGGAAACTTTTTAAAAACAATTCAATGGAGCCAAAGACCACACATATCTAAAGTGTCTTATTATAGAGACGTGGTGCTTGCACAGTCCCATGATAAAGAGTTTATTGAAGATAGGTTTTACAGTTATGTTGTTATCAATAATTGGAATGTAAATAAAGTTTGGATATATTATCCAAACAATGGGGTTGATGTTGCATCCTCTTATCATTTAGATGGTCGTGCTGGAACTAGAAAATTCACTAGCGATGATATTGCTTGGGGTCTAACAGAATGAAAATAGGTCTTATAGCAAGAATGGATGATACTGGTTTAGGTAATCAATGTTTAGAATTAGCAAAAATGCTTAATCCATCTAAAGTATTTTTAGTAGATTCTTCTAGTTGGAATGAGGGCAAGTTTGCAACACATCCAGAATGGTATAAAGACTATAACACTCAGTTAGGAAATCCAGAAGGCTGGATACAAGAACAAGAAGTTTTAGAATTTTTAAACGATTTGGATGTTGTAATTTCTTGCGAACTATTCTATTCTGACAATGTTGTTCCATTTGCCAGGGATAGAGGAATAAAAACAATATTACAATTCAATTATGAATTTTTGCATCACATGGAACCAACACATTTGCCAGATGTATTACTCTCTCCAAGTTTTTGGTATTTAGAAGAAGTTAAAGAATTATATGGAAACCACTGTGAGGTTCTTCACTTGCCGCCACCAACAGAACACACTCAGTTTGACAAAGTTAGACAAAACAATTTATCTAAAAAACATAGACGTTTGCTTCATGTTGTTGGAAAAGCAGCAACACAAGATAGAAATGGAACAAATACAGTAATTGAAATGTTAAAGTATGCAGAGTCAGATTTTGAAATTGTTTTTAAGGTTCAAACTGGTTCTAACTTTATTTGTAATGACCCCAGGGCAAGAATAGAATATTTTAATGTTGTCAATAGAGCAGATTTGTATGATGGATTTGATGCTTTAATTTTGCCAAGAAGGTTTGCTGGATTATGTTTACCAATGAACGAGGCTTTGCTTAGTGGCTTGCCAGTAATTATGACCAACATTTCTCCAAATGACAAGGTGCTACCAAAAGAATGGCTTATCAGGTCTACTCAGATTAAAACATTTAATACAAGAAGAACTATAACTGCTTATGCAGGGTCGCCAGTTGAGTTGGCACAAAAAATAGACTCTTACATGGCTATGGAAGACGATAGTTCTTTGAAAGAAAGTGCATACAAAATTGGATATAATCAATTTTCTCAAGAATCTTTAAAACAAAATTATTTAAATTTATTTGAATACCTAGAGATATTATTAAAGGTAAAAGAAATATTGCCAAATATAGAAAGACGAGCCTATTTCTAGACTCGCCTTAATATTTATTAAGATTACTTCTTTGTAACCGTCTTCTTGACCGTCACAGTCTTCTTAACTGGTGCCTTTGTTACCTTGACATCCTTAAGAGCCTCTGCAACAACTTCAGCAGATGGAACAATACCAAATGCCTTGTCCTTTGGATTTACTGCTCTTGTTGCAACTGGTAGCAATGCAGCAACCAAAGACCATAGAAGAGTCTGTGGGTCTGTAATGCCAGCCAAGTATAGTGCTGCCACTGCGGATAGGATGCTACGCAAATATGATGCGAACAGAGCCTTTAGTTGAGTTGTACTCATTTTGTTTCTCCTTGTTTAGTGCCTAGTTATTAGGCGTTTCGGTATTCTCTGGCAATATTGATTTTAGTTTATCGTATGCCTCGGAAATCTTTTTCATTGTTCCTGTGTGAACTGTGTCACCTGCAGCCTGACCAAAGGTATTAGCCCATTCAAGTTGGGGTGCAACCTCTTCATCAAATTCATTAAGTGCTTTTTGAACCTGTTCAATATACTGAAAAGCCCAGTCACGAGAATCTGAAACAAATTTTAAAAAACCATCTGAATTTTCAAGTTCTTTATTGTTTATTTGCTGATTAAGTCTGTTTATTTCTTTAAGCAAAAGTTCGTTATCGGATAACTTTTGAAGATACTCGTTTGCTAGATTTTGAAAAGCAATTCTATATCTAAGCAATCTATAGGTTGTGTAGAATAGTACGACTGTTACCACCACTCCAATTGAAATATTAATCCACATTAGATTCTAACGCCTCTCTAACTATAAACACAATTGCTCCAAGTTCTTCCAAAATACTTTTGACATCATTGATATATTTTACCACTGCTGTCTTGTCTTCGTCAAGCAAATCAACCAAATCTTTAGGATTAATTTCAAGCGTAACAAAATTATCATTGTCATAGATAGTGAGACCAAAATTCTTTGGTGGCACTATTGCTTTAAATGCTGTTGCCATCTCTGGTGTATACATTAGAATTCCTTATCTGTTGTTAGGTGTTGCCATGTTTCTGTCCAGTCTTGCTTGGTTTTGTGCTTATTAAATTCCCTGGAAACTTTACCTCTATCTAAGTAAACTCCACCCCAAACACCATATGATTTTTGAGATACCCCAACTGCAAAACATATACGAGCCATTGGACAAATAGAACATAAAGAATCTACTTCTTTTCTGACTTCAACATCTTGCTCATAAGTATCAAAGAATAGATTAACATCGTCACCTTTACATAAGGCTTCATCTTTCCAATTTTCATTTGGCATTCTTCTTTACCAAACTAGCAGGTATATTCCAGCCACTCTCGTTTACATCAAAACGATTAGCAGTATACCATTCGTGTTTAATAAACTTAGCATTTGGTTTTAACCATGCCATTGCAGACTTTTTCAGTTCTAAAACTGTCCAGCCATCCCATGATAGAAACTTATTGTTTTCTACAATTGTTTCCATTTCTTCTAGTGATTTAATTAACATAATCACCCTTTCGTTTAGTAACGATAAACCCCTACCTCAATATCCTTGGCTTCAGCCAAGTTTACTAATTCAGATAGTGGTTCTTTTGGTTTGCTAAAATAAGCAAAATAACCAATGCTATTAATATTATTTTTAATCCAAGTAGGTGGAACCTTAATTAACTTAATGTTAATTCCACGAGCCTTTAGACTGCGTTCAGATATGTTAGTAAATTCCATGCCCATGTTATTAATGTTTAATGGTCCAGCAGATGCAAAAAGTATGTCAGTATCGCCTTCTGGTAGGCTAGATAGGGCTACCCCCATTGCTCTTAAGAATACGTTGTAGTCATTGAAGTTCTTACTTCCCTGAATTGCCACTATCATTCTTTTCATCCTTTGCTAATATATCTACGATAAAACTTATCTTATCTAATTCTACCTTACTCATGGTACTTGTGTCAACCTTTTTCTTAGTTTCTTGTAAAACTTCTCCATTAATAAAATCAGCGGTATAGAAGACACCGTCCTGAATCCAATAAACACTGCTACTGGTATATACAACCTTAATATGCTTTGAATCAAAATATTCGGTTGCCTGTGTTTTGATAGGTTCTGACTTAATTTCTGGAAGCATATATTTTGTTAAATCGTGCAGCCTTGATTGATTATGAACAATAAAGTTATTGATAAATTTATTTTTTGGCTGTCTAATAAATTTAACAGTAATAAAAATGCTTACTAAGGTAACTACTGACCCTAAAAAATATTCCATAACTACTCACTCAATTGTTCACGCTCATCAATAATTTGATAAGCAAATTTGGTCATTGCTTCCTGTGCCTTTTCATTTCTTAGAATACCCTCGTAATGATGAGCACAGAAAAGCAAATCCCCTGCTGTTCCTAATGCTTGAACATAAGCCTGTGAGCCACATGCATCACATCTATCTAATGCTGATAGTGTCCACTTCTTATCAATTTGTTCAATTAGGCTATTTGTCATTTGAGTAAAATCCTCCACCGTTAAACTTGACAACACCAATAGAATATACTTTATTCATTGGAGCATTACAAGATTTGCATAAAAATTCTTTTGCAGCATCTTCAAAAGTTCTGGTATCTTTATCAATCTTATTACATGTTGGACATTTAAAAGTGTATTCTGGCATTTTACTTTCCTGAGTTTGCTAGAATGTGCTTTAGTGGGTCTACCAAGTCATCATATGCCGATAGGTGAATTGTTGGATTGCTCCAAGCCTTGTTAGCCTTACCAATGCTCAGGTGTAGGTGTGCTCCAGTTGAGAATTTACCTGATGGAGTTTTCTTTCCACCGCCAACTTTACCAATGATATCTCCAAGTTTAACTTTAGAGTCTTTCTTCAATGGTGACTGTTCTGCTAGGTGAGCGTATAAAACGAAGTGTCCGTCTTTTGCTGAATGAACTAGAAACCAACCTAGACCATCACTCCACTCATTAAGAAAAACTGTTCCATCAGTGATTGCTGGAATTGGTGAAAGTTCCTTTGGACTCCAGTCCTGACCTCTGTGTGGTCTACCCTCACGATAAGGGGCTAGGTTTCCGAATTCATCTCCACGAGTTTTTGCTGGGAATGGTTCTTTATAAATTGCTGTCATAATTATACTTCCTTTCAAGATGTATTCTACGATTGCTCATAGTAATACTATTATAGCATTCATCAGAGCCACCTAACAGATTTGAACTGTTGACCTCCATATTACAAGTATGGCACTCTACCGCTGAGTTAAGGTGGCTTTGCTGGGCATCCTGGGCTCGAACCAGGGACATTTCGATTAACAGTCGAACACTCTGCCAACTGAGTTAATGCCCATCACTATTTAATTATACAGTGTAACCACTGTTTGTTGCTCGCCATACAGACGGAGCATGATTTTCTTCAACAGCCAACTTGGTTGCTTCATCTTCATATAGTCTTAGTACATGGATACATGGGTCTCCAGTTTCCCACTCTAAATCTTCATCTCTAGTGGTAGGAACGCCATCGTGTGTACTGCATACAGCAGGACCAATCCAGCCTTGTGTTAAGCCATGTTGTAGCCATTCGTCAAAAGTCATTGACATAGAAAAACCCCTTTCAGGTCTATATCTAGTATAAACTACTGAAAGAGGTTTGTCAAGTTATTTCTTTGATGTTTCTACATCTTCTTTTACATCTTTAAGAGCAACAGTCTGACGGAAAGCAGCATTAATCTCATTACGAGATAGTTTGCCATCTTCAAGGAATGCTAGGGCTAGGAGTTCTACAACCTTGGCTACTGCCAAAATACCACCCATAACAGCACTAAACCAAACTGGGATATCAATTCCGCTTATACCGCTTGCCACTGTTCCTGCACCAACTACACCAAGTGCAGATGCAACGAACGTAGCAACGATACGCATAAATACATTACCGAATAGTTTCATTAATCTTCCTCCTTGTCTTTTGGATTTCTAAGTGGATAAGTAATCATCCATAGAACTGATGTTCCAAAGATTGCATATCCTACAACTTCTTTTGCTGAACCCTCAAGGACCAGCCATGCTACAAACATACCAAGGAGTGTCCATGCTTGACCCAGTAGGTCATTTAAAAAATTCTTCATTAATCTTTCCTCCTTGTACTTGATGTTCCACCTGAGCCACCTGCTGATGCAGATGCTGCCGCTGATGGTGCTGCTGCAGATAATGCTGCTCCTGTTGCTGCGTTGACTGCTGCTCCAACAGCAACAACTGCTGTTACAACAATCTTTTTAGATTCTTCTCTTACCTTTGGAGACATGTCAGAACCAACGTTACCCATAAAGTTAATTGCACCAACTAAAGCCGCTGCACCTGGAATGGCTGCAAGTTCTTCAGAGATTACAATGTCATCTGCCTGAGCAGCAACAAACAAAGCGTCAAGGGCTTCTTCATACTCTGGTGAGCCTTGCTCGGAATTATTTAATATTTCATTTGCTACAGATATAAGTTCTGCTACTTGTTCATTTGAAAGTGATTGTGGGTCTACCGTGGCTATATCTACTGGTAACTCAGGTTGATTGGGTTCGGGGGACACTGGCGGCTCTGGCTCTGGTAGCGGCTCTGGGATAACTTCTGTTGGCTTTTCAACAGGTTCCTCGGTCTCCGTAGGTGTAGGTGTTGGCTCTTCATAAGGTGGAATGGCTTGTAGTTCTTGTTCTGCGACAAGTAGTTCCTCCTGTTTTGTTATTACACCCTGCGATGTTACTTCAATTATACCTGCTTTTTCTGTTTGAACTAGCAAAGAAGACTCGTAGTTTTGCTGCAACTTATCTCTATCGGATATTGCAAATAACAAAGTAGATTGTTTTTCATCTAAGTTGGTCTGTGCTATACCAACAACCAGCAGTAGTTCTGGGTTATTGATTAGTGGAGCACTAGCATCCTCATCTGGAACAACAATGATGATATCTTCTTTTCTATATCTAATTTCTTCTCTAAATAAAGTAATTTCATCATACACAATTACCTCATCATAAACAATTTCCTCTGTGTAATAAGTTACCTCGTAGTACTTTACAACTGGTTGATATACTATCTCTGTTACTGTTCTTTCTCCAAACCATGATGCAGGAACAATTTGCATATTACCACCAGAAATTTTTGAATAAAGTTGTACCCATGCTCCACCACCATTTTCATAATAGTATAGTGTGGTTGGATAAAAAACACCTGCTCTAATCCATACTTCTTGTGAGGTGCTGCCACCTCCACCTTTGTCACGCCAATCATTGATAAGGCTCATGCCAGCAATTGTTAACTTAACTCCGTCATCTCCTGGAGCGTAAAAACTATACCATCCATCTTGTGGAACCATTAGGTTACCTTCAAACTTTACTAAAACATCTTCAGTTTTTCCAGAGTTTAAGACCAAGCCACCGCCCCATTGGAAATCAATGTTAGGAACATTCTTAGTTGCTAGTGGTGTTTCTGTTTCTGTTGGTAGTGGTGGAGCATTGTTGTACCCTTGTCTGTTGTAAGAAGTTGCTGTAAGTCCACCTGGAACCAAAGTTGTGACTTCAACTGGCTCATAATCTAGATAAGACTCCATCCTTGTATTAGGAACTAAGATTGTTCTCGGTACAAGTTCTGTTCTTGGAACTAACTCCGTATATGGAACTTGAACTGTATATGGAACGTCAATAGTTTGTGTGACCTCTTTATCAGGTCTAGTCCAATTAGGGTCTGAAATTAATTTTGTGTTGTAATTTTCCTTAGCCAAATCTAAGTCTACTTGTGCTTTATCTACCAGCAATTGCTTGCTTTCAACATCTAGGATTGCATTATCTAAAACTGTTTTGTTTGACTCTACCATGGAATCTATTGTAGCCTTTTCATTCAAGGCTGTCTGGTATGCTTCCTGAGCAACTGTCAAAGCGGTTTTGGTAGCATCAACTAAAGCCTGTGCTTCTGCTACAACTGCATCATATTCAGCCCTTGTTTCTGCAGAGGCTGTTGATGGAAAAAATAAACAGAAAAAGGCTAAAAATATTGCTAGTATAAATCTTGAGGTTTTGTTATTAATTTGTAGTCTCCTTGTTGGGAATGTCCAACAAAACTATTATACCACTACATTATATTTATGTTGAACTGTTTAAAGTATGCATCTAAATCTTTTTGCTCTGGTTTATTGCGTTGAATGATATTACGCTTGTCAAACTCATGCATTTCTTCTGTTGGTTTTCTGTCACGAAATGTATGTATTTCTACCATCTGATTCATGTCTTTTACAGTGTGAGAGATAGCACCAAAGATAGCACCGCATACAGCATCTGCAAGGTCCTTAGAGGACTTTCTAGGGTGGTCTACACGATTACCCCTCATAATTTTTAATTCTGTTAGTTCTTCAAACAGCAACTCTATGGCTGGCATAGCAAGACGCTCTTCGTAAACAAGCATAGCCATATCTTCATAATGCTTCTTGGCAACAGAAACAGTTTCAGTCTTTATACCAACAGACTTCAGTTCATTTTGAATATCAAACGATTGCCAACGGTCAAACGATACCATACCCAAATCAAATCCAAGTCTCCTCAAGTTCTGAATCCATTGCTTTACCTCTGAAAGGTTAACAGGACCTTCAACTTTTGGTTCCCAATATACTACTGCATCTACCACTACGATAGGCATTACTTGGGCATAATCTTTAACTACCTGCACATTTACCCATTTTTCAACGTGAGCAATAGCCACAGCACATTTGTCGTGGCGTTGTGCAAGGTCAGCATGGACAAAGTATTTTTTATCTGGGTCTGGTTTAAATGATTCCATAAAACTTTTATTAGAATCAATGGGGTTTACAATTGTCATACAAGCACGAACTTTTTCCTGTTGCTTAAAGAAAGCGTCAGAGGCGTAGGTGGGGACACAAGCAAAACGCATCATGGCATCTCCCAGGTCTGTATAGAACGCTAATTTAAAGTCATCAATTTTACGAGTAGGATTTACCACCCATGTAGGTCTTTTAATAGCAAACATTCCTGGAAATTTATAAGACAAAATATTATCTTCTTCCCATTCAATATCTAGGCTATTTCCATCTGCGTCTTCTGGCAAATCTGCATTCATAATAAACTTATGTTTCTTTATTACCACTTCTTTTTCGGCAATAACTGAGTCATACCTTTGGCTAATAAAGTCCCCAGGATAGCGTGGAAAAGAAAGTAGTGCTACTTTGCCTAAGTCTGGAAAACGACTGTCTACGGAGGCACGGAAGGCTTTATAGATGTTGTCTGCGGTTTTTCCTTGGTCATTTCCAGTTCCAACTTCATTAGCAAAACCAGAAATTTCATCCAGCACTGCCAGAATAAGGTTTAGACCTTCGTGAGACTCTCGTTCTGAGTGTCCAGAATAAACAGTAATAGCATTATTAAACTCAATGCTATCTACTTTTGCATAATATTTACCAGCGAACCAAGGTGAACGCTCAATTTTGTTTTTGAAACCCTTAAAAAAAACGTTCTTAGCCTGTTGTGCGTTAACAGCAATGTTGATAATATCAATAGCGTCTCCAGTAGGTTTGCCAAAATAACGAGCAGGGTCTTTAAGACAAAGTAATTTATAAACAATATAGGAACAAGCGACAGTAGAAACAAAATCCTTACCAGAACCTTTTCCAAGTTGTAGGATTACTTCATTCTTTGTATATTTTTTGTAGTATCTACGACCTTCTTCTTCACCAAGTAGTTCTATAACCTCTTCTAGTCTATAAATTTGTGACATTGCTTCAACAATGTCATACTGAATTTGAGATAGTGGTGGCTGTTGCAAATAGTCTTCACCTTCAACAAATGTTTTAACATCTACTGGTATCTCTGCAAAAACGTTGCTCTTTAGTACCTCAAGAAAATCATTGAACATTGACAATGGTTATAACCTCTTGCTCTTTTGATACCTGCGAAAGCCTACGCATAATCTCGTCACGAATCTGTGGATACTCACTTGCAATATCTCTAAGAATACCAACAAGTACATCTTGTTTGTGTTCAATGTTTAGCATCTCTTCTGCCAGTTCTTTATTCTCAAGTAGACCAGCCTTTTGTAGCATGTCTATACGTTTGCTTTCAATATCCATAACAAGTTTAATTGCGGCAGTCTTGGCACCAAGATTAGCAACAGTGGTAGCATCATCCATAACTTCGTATGCTTTACTAATTAGTTTGTTATAGTGTGTGTCTGCACCAACCAATGCTTCCTTTGCCCTAGCACGAATAGCGGCATTGTCAGAAGCCATTACACGCCACTGATTAATGTGGGCTACAACTTTTTGACGTGGTAGTGCAAGTGCTTTAGAAATTTGGGTAGGTTCTTCACCTTGGAGGTACTTCTCCACAACCTTGTTCATCTCATCGAGATGTTCAACTGTTAATTCTTCAATTGACATTTTTCTTTGGTCTTCCTCGTTTTGTTGGAATTCTTTTTATTCTGTCTGGAGTAAAAGAACGCCATATGGTAGGCTTTGCTTTTTGCATTTCAAAGCAGTCCACCCAAATTTTACCAGTTTCTGTATTGGTAACAAGACTTTCAAACATAAACTTTACGCCATGTTCCCCATCTATCTTAATGATATCACCTTTAGCAATAGTAAAATTGCCGATTTCTAGGCTATCTTCTTTGTCAAATTTTGTTTGAATTTGTTTAACTAATTTTACTTTTTTCATCTTTTTGACTTCCTTAACTTAAACTTGGCTAAATAAACATAGACTGTTTCTACGCTAGTGCCACACTCTAAAGCAATTTGCTCTGGAGTTTTTTTATCTACATGGAATCTTTTGCGAAGCCATGCCTCATTGGTATAAAATTTATTAGCCATCAGTATCCAAACGCCTTGTCCCAATTTTTTAAAGCCCAATGACCAATAGCACAAGCATCTGCAACATCGTCATCGTCTAACTGCTTATCATAGTTTATATTAACAAAGTTAATTGTTCTTTGTTTTCGAATACTTCGTTCTTCATTCTTAAACCAAGACACAGATTTTCCTGGATTCTTTTTCTGTATCTCGTGTTTTTCTTCTTTGGTTATCTTCTTGTTGCCAATAAAGTTCTGCCATGTCATAGGTGAGACTGAGCCAATCTTCTTTACCCCAGCCATAGATGCAGCACCAAGCAATGCTCCCTGAACCATAGCCAACTGAGCGGCAGTCTTAGGACTGTTCATAAAGACTGTGTGTTCAATTATAATAGTATCAAAATCAAACTTATCAAAGAAGGCTTTTGTTTTCTTAGCAGCATCCATAACCTTGTCATAGGTAGACACGCCCTCAAACTTAATCTTGCCACAAGCAATAATTTTATTATCGTCAAAGATGGCAAACGCTAGGCTGTTTGTACTGGCATCAATAGCACAGAATCGTTTTGGTTTTTTAGTCAAGTTTAGTTTTACCATTTAGGATATCCTTAATCTCTTTAAGAGTGTCTTTAACGTCATCTGGATTTACCTCGCAATTTTGACAAATAGTTTCCTCGGTGTAGATTGACAATTGTTTGTTACAAGATTTACAAAGTCTGACTTTTCCAACACGCTTCTTTACCTTATCCTTTAAATATTTTTCAGCAATCTTTTCTCTAGTTGCTTGTTCCCTGCATTCAGCAGAGCAGTATATCTGATAAGATAGTTTAGTTTGAAATTGCTTATCGCACCAATTACAGTGTTTGTTCTTCATTTAAAGGCTCCAGAGATTTAATTTTTATCTCTCCAGAACCTGCAGAAGCACAAGCCGCTTGTATAGGGCATGTCTTGCATATCTTTGAATTAGAACGATAATTTTTCTCTGGCAGGGTTTTATCTTCCCAAGCCTTTCGAACATTCCTCATCCATTCAAAAGCGTTCTCTACCCACTCGTACATATACTGATTTAATTCTACAGGAAAAATCAACAGTTCGTGATTGTTCTTGTTTTCATAAATCAGGATTGCTTTGCTTCTATTAAGAATCTTCATGTAAATAAGCAACTGGACCATATGCCCTAGTTTTGGCTTACCTGCACTTTTGCGATACTCAAATCCTTCATTCGGCATTGTCTTAATCTCACCAAGTAACTCTTGGTCTTCCCAATTAAGAATAACATCCCCATAGCCAAAAATTGGTGGGCTGTCGTATGTTACCTTGAATTCCGAATCTACAAGCAGACCAGGGACATTGCCCATTGCTGCTTGAATTCTTTCGTGTGCCTTTGTACCAGCAGTCATGTTCGCACCGCCATAAGCATCAGCATTGTCTGTAAAGTTTGCACCCTCAAAGGCTAGATACCAATAGCGTGGACATTCTCCATGAGAGAATGCTATTGTGCTAGGTGCAAATGTTTTCTTTGTTTGAAACTTATCTACACGATTGACAGTATAACCAGAGTTAATCTTTTCAATCAATGCTTCTTTGTCAAGGAATGAAGGTTTTGAATTTGGATTCGCATCAATCTTCTTGAGCATCACTTGTTGCAATAAATTTTTAGCCATGATAATTTAGCGAGTAATATATTTAAGAGCCGATACGAGGTTGTTAATAGCCTCTGCAGCGGTGTAGTAAATATTCTTTTTCGCTCTGTCTCCTTTATCTACGTTAGTAAGCCATGTGGCTTTGAAAGACATCTTCGCAGCAATTGCTTGCAAACGAACGATTTCTACTTGTGCAACGTTAAGGGGAATATCTGGCTTAAGAATTACCTTAGCAATAAAGGTAAGAGCAGTAGTCAGTTCTTCATCATTCATAAAGTCAGCAATCTCTGTAAGACCATTGACCTGTTCAATTGTTGTCTGTGTTTGTTCCATTTTGTTTCCTTAATGTTATAGTTCTATTATACACTATCAGGTGGTAATAGGTCAAGTATCATCTCTAGCAAAGACAACTCAATGACTGCTAGTCTTGTTTTGATTCCAGTATCGCCAAGGACAACTACAATTGCTGGGTTATTATTATTACGAATAGCATCTGTAGTTGCCTTAGCCCAAACATCTTTATTCAGGGTAAAGGACTTGCCAACCTCTTTGAAGTCAACAGTAAACCCTTCCCAAGAAGCATCGCCCTTGTGAGTACCCCTGCCAGAGTTCTTGTGCTGTTTAGCACCAATACGCTTACTCTCGCTTCTCTCGCTCATAGTCTTTCTTCTTATTGTTTTTTAAACTAACTTCATTTAAATGTTTGTCTGGACACATCCAAGTTATTAATTTGTCTGATGGATATACTCTTACAGATTTTACTTCTACCCTGCATGTATGACAAGGAAACTTACCTGTGTAGACTGTGTATTTACCCACGAACAACCCTAGCCTTAATATCATCTTGTAGGTCCAAGTCTTCACGAACACGAGCCACAAACTTATCTCTACCCTGTAATTTAGTTCCATCTGGTAGGATATACCAAGCACCTGTGCGTTCTACAATACCCATCATCTCTGCAGTATCAACCAAATCACCAATGCTATCAATGCCAACATCGCCTCGGAAATAAAAATCGTATTCTCCAGATTGGAAGGCTGGCGATGTTTTGCTAAATTGAATCTCCCAACGAACTTTCCTACCAATCTTTTCTTCAATGAGTTTATCGCCAATTGCAATCTTGCCTTTAATTGCTTGATTGTCTGATTCGGAAGAGAATAACTTGATAACCGTTGATGAATAAAACTTAGTAGCCTGACCGCCTGAAGGCTGTTGACTAGT